CTTAAGTTGCCTTGAAGATTTGTACGTAGAGTGCGAGCAACACTTAAAGGAATTGACTGATGGCACAAACTAGGGATTCTCAAGGTCGCTTCGTTAGCAACAGTTCTCATAGGAACAGTAATGGTAGTAACACTGTGGTGGATATGATTGCCATCAATAAGCTAGGTTCCGTAGTGGACAACGCTGTTAAGAGCCGAAGCCAATTCCTACAACAGTTCTTTGACCCGCGTCGTAACATTAACGATGAGTGTGGTTACCCCGAAACTGAAAACATCACTATTGAACTGCTACGTACTTCCTATGATAGGAACTGTGTAGCAACTAGGGTGGTGGACATATACCCGGAAGAAAGTTGGGTCCTACCACCAAGTGTATTTGAAGACGAAGATCCGGAAACAGAAACCCCATTTGAACTAGCTTGGAAGGAATTAGATAAGGACATTCGTGGTGACAGTTGGTATCAAGATGACGAAGGATCTCCTATATGGGAACAACTACTGCGCGTTGACAAGTTGAGTGGAATCGGTCGCTACGGTGTATTACTGCTAGGCATTGACGACGGGAAAGATCTTAATGAACCCGTAGAAGGCATTGACGAACAGGGTCGCAAAGTAGGAACTAAGAATTACAACTTA